TATTGTTTTTGTCATGGAATAGTGTAGCAGGGTCATAGAACTCACGAACTAGAACGCTACAACTATTGTAAATCTTGCCGTGACGGTCACAAACCACAATGGCAAAATCCATAACGGTATCGTTGAGTGTTGTTTCAGTATCTAGAACAGCGAAGTATTGACGTTTCATAATTTATAACCTTGTTGTGTGACAGAAAACCTATTATAGCACAAAATCCGCGCAAGTGCTATTTTTGCCCGCCGCCCATCGGCTAGGGGCCGCCAGTCATCCGACCGACCAGCGGCAGCTACCAGCCGACGAACGGTCGGCTCAGGGCTTGACACGCCTGCAAAAATTATGGTATAATTTTTGGCGCCATGGCTATAAATTTTATAATTTATAATTTATAGCAGTGTTCCACGTGAAACCGTGTTCCACGTGGAACCTAACCTATACCAAATCAAATTCCTCTGGCAAACTGTTATATTCTGTATAAAGGCTATCGTACATGCGATTTAACCATCCTAGATCGTTCCAATCATTGTAGCTGCCAAAGCCAGGGTAAAAGCCGTAAATGTTATAAAAAAGATCAACAAACTTATCGCGAATGGTTGCTACATTTTCCATATCAATGTCCTTGTTTGCTTGGAACATAAACGCCCCTAATGTTAAAGTAATCACAAACCGCTTTAAGATATGCTACATTATCCTCATAAAATACAGCGTCATTAAAATGATAACCTAAATTGCTATACAATTTGAAAATCCGTTTTAGTCCCTCAATCTTGAGAGTAGCACCAGAACGGTTATCATTTTCATTACGGCTAACGATATGGTCAGGTGTACCTAATCTGCTATAAATAAATGCACGATCAGCGTTCCGCAAAATACGGGCAGTAGCAATAACGACAATACAGTGGGGATCATCGAGATCATTTTTATATTGTTCTGCAAGTGGTAACAAACTATCCTCAAGTGCGCGATATTCATTAGCACGCCAGTAATCGAGATCAATGCGCTCAATACCGTTATCAACAATGGTACGATACCGGTGCATTGAGCAAACGATTGTGCCATCCATGTCATAGATCGCTATCCTTTTCATAACCTATATCCTTATAAAGTCTAGAATGTTGTAAGGTTTAACTTGTCTGCCCTTGCCCTATCGGCCCTATCCGAGGGTAGGCGGGGTTGCTAGCCGCCTAGAGTCATGCCCTACAACAGAATCTATTATACACGCATTAGCTAGCAGTGCAAGTGCAAGTGCCTTTTTAGCCTACCGCCCACACCAGCAGAACCTACCACACATCAGCCGACCAGCGGTTGATCCTACCCGATGAACGGCGGCTCTAGGGCTTGACACGGTTGCCAAAATTATAGTATAATTTTGGCGCCTGCGCTATAGAAAATATAGCGCTATATTTTTTATGGTTCCACGTGGAACCTATTTTTTCTCGGCTTCTTTTTTCGGTGGTGGAGCTGGTGTTACAATAATTGGAGCGGGAGCACAGCGGGCACGTGGAGCGTTCTCATCTTTAGAATCATCCTTGCCGCAAGCAAAGGCAGTGTTACTTAAAAAAATCATCATGCCTGCAACAAAGGCCCAGAGCATGGTAGTGATAATGTTTTTAATATTCATATCGTTATAAATAGGGGCTTGCGCCCCTACCCCTTGTTAGTCGGCAGATTGCCTGATAAAATCGCTGATCGCACGCAGTGCGCTCTTGTTAGCCTTCGTTAACGATTCTATATCGTTCTCTGAGAGCTTGAGAGCTGCGCCGATAAAGTCAGCGTGAACATCTTTTTTGATGGGGCTTTCGCCGCTTTTAGTTTTATATTCTTTAGCGATATAAACTTTTTCACGGCTGAGCTTCGCTACAATTGAGCGAACAGTCCGGCCCATAGTCTGGGCAATCTGATCCACGCTGATGCCAGCCTGGTATTGTTCTACAATCTGAGCAGTCTGCTCAGGGCTATAATTAGGGGCTTTGGCTTGGGCCATTTCAGCTACTCCTTTTTGTTTATCGAGTTTTTATTATAGGCCAATTTCAGCCAAACATTGTCGCCTGGACGACAATCTACCTACCATTTGTCGGCTGATAGGCGGTAGATTATTGCTATAAAGTTTACTACAACTTTTGTGATAGATTATAGAATTGATAATGTAATAGCTTATAGAATTTATAATGGACAGGGGCGGTTATCGGACTGTTATGTAATCTATAGCGGTGGGCCCTCCCACACGCGTACTTCAAGAAATTTTTCCAAACAAGCTAAGGTGCCAAAATCTATGCTTGACCCTAAACCTCCAACTGTGTTACACTCATAAAAATTGGAGTAAACCATGACCACTCACCTGCCCGCAGAAACCATCAAAATAAGCCCCGAGGCACTGGAAATTGCCAACTGCTATCTTCAACTGCAAGACGCCAGAGCAGTTGCACACGAGCTAAGCATTGATCCAGAACTGGTAACAACCACACTAGCCCGCCGTGAGGTACGTGGTTATATAGATCAGGTATTCTTTGATACCGGCTACAATAACCGGTTTCTTATGCGTCAAGCCATGGATGCAATTATCAAGCAGAAGTTTCAGGAGTTGGATGAAGCTGGAGTGGGCAGCTCAAAAGACATTGCTGAACTCTTAGCCCTAAGCCATAAAATGAGCATGGATTTGTTAGACCGTGAAATACAGCTAGAAAAGATTCGGCAAGGCAATCCAGGTCCTCAACGGCAAGTGAACGTGCAGATCAATGAAGGCGGTGATGGTACCAAGTACGGCCAGCTTATACATAAATTAATTAGTGGTGAAGGTGTTTAGTGTTAACAGTAAGCAGAGCAGATGTAGAGTGTGATTATATATACGAGTTTCCAGCTGATAGGCGATTTATTAAACTGCCTATTGACAACTACTTACGTCTCTTAAACATCTACGATACAATCAATCGTCCGCAGATTGCATTGATCAACGCCGTCAACAGCCCCAACTACCGTTTTATCTGTGCAGCGCTTGCCAGACGATTAGGCAAAACCTACATAGCCAATGTTATAGGTCAGCTGGTAACCCTAGTGCCCAACTGTAACGTGCTAATTATATCGCCAAACTATAACTTGAGTAGTATTAGTTTTGAGCTGCAGCGTAAATTAATCAAGCATTTTGACTTGGAAGTAACACGTGATAATCTTAAGGACAAGGTAATTGAATTGTCAAATGGTAGCACAATACGCATGGGATCGATTAGTACAGTGGATTCAACAGTTGGTCGCAGCTATGACCTAATCATATTTGACGAAGCTGCCCTGTCAGAGCGTGGTGAGGAAGCATTTAATGTACAATTACGTCCTACACTAGACAAGCCCAACAGCAAGGCAATATTTATTAGTACACCGCGTGGTAAAAACAACTGGTTTTCAAAGTTTTTTCAGCGTGGCTTTGATACCAACTTTCCAGAGTGGTGTAGTATACAAGCAGACTATACTGAAAATACCCGTATGGCCGAGTCCGATGTGGAGGAGGCTAGGCGGTCGATGCCTAAAAGTGAATTTGAGCAGGAGTATATGGCCAGCTTTACCAGCTACCTAGGTCAAATTTATGAAGGCTTCCGCCCGGAGTACATCTTAGACCAACTGCCAGACCTACGTGGTGAAACTATAGCTGGCCTGGATCCAGGTTACAAGGACGAAACAGCTTGGGTAACTATTACCTATGATTATGCTACAGATTGCTTTTATTGTGTGCAGGATTATTGTGAATCGGAAAGGACTACACGTGAGCATGCCGAGCACTTTACTAGATTTGTTGAGCAGTATGGTGTAGAAACCATATTTATTGATAGTGCAGCTGCACAGTTTGCAGCAGACCTAGCCTACAACTATGAGTTGAGTACTACACGTGCTAAAAAAGATGTGCTGCCAGGTATTGCCTATGTGCAAACCCTGGTACAGCAAGGTAGGTTTAAGGTTCATAGTAGTTGTCAGCATGTGTTAGCAATGCTAGATCAATATCAGTGGGATGATCGTGAGGGATTAACTCGCGAGCGCCCAAAGCATAATCGTTTTAGTCACATGGCTGATGCAGTGCGTTATGCACTTTACAGTTATGTAATCTAACCCTAAAAAATTTTGGTACTTGACTTTTACTACCACTAGTGGTATAATTGTGTTTAAAAGATGGCAAAAAATACAAATAATCGTATTGCAGTAAAATGGGTACGCGACAAGGCTAAAGCAGCCTATGTTAAACAAGGCAGTTGCTATATTTGCGGTGGTACCGGTGACCTTGAGTTACACCACCTGCACAGTATAACTAACCTGTTGTATAGCTGGGCAGATAGCCTAGGCTATGATATTAGTACTGATAGTGGTATTCTAGCAGTTCGAGATGAGTTTATTAGTGAGCATTATGCAGAATTATATGAACTGGTGTACACACTGTGCAACCGTCATCATGTAATGCTGCACAGTGTTTATGGTAAAATCCCTAGTGTAGCTAGTGTGCCCAAGCAAAAGTCTTGGATTGAAACTCAGCGTGCCAAACTTGTTGGTGGTGTTGTGGAACGGCGTAGTGGCTTTTTCACACAATTTACCTAGGGGACTATAGTGGCAATAATGGATAGATTACGTGGCTGGATGGTTGAAAAACTAAATCCAGCTCAAAACATTATACAGCTGGACGAAGGTACCAGCATAGGCAGTGAAGCTAGAATAGTTAGTTTTCGCACAGCCTATAAAAACATAGACAGTGTAAACAGATCAGTGAATATGGTAGTCAATGCTTGTGCCAGCCTTGACTATGATGTAAAAGACAAAGTACATGAAGGTGTTGTTAACGGCATACGTCAAAAAACACTAACAACACTGCTTAATTTTAGACCTAATCCTTATCAATCGGCGGTAGACTTTCGCACTGCGTTGTTTAAGGATATATTGCTAGACGGCAATGCATTTATACACTTTGATGGTGTATTTATGTATCACCTGCCGGCTAATAATGTAGAAATATTAACTGATGCAAAGACTTATATACGCGGCTTTCGCTATAATGGTAAAATAGACTTTCCTGAAAGTGAGGTATTTTACTTTAAGGATTTGAGCAGTGATAGCATTTATCGCGGTGCTAGCAGACTAGAAGCTTGCATGG